GTTTCGACCCGTACAATGCCAAGGAGTTTATAACTCGTTGGGAAGGTGAGAACGGCCCCTTTGGCATCGAGAAAGTAATCCAGGGAGCCAGAACAGAATCTGTCCCACTTGGGGAGCTGAAAATTCTGAGCGAAGAGCGATACCTAATCTTCGATCAGGAACTTATGTCATTCACAATGGGTAATGCCATCACGCTAGAAGACACCAACGGAAACCGGAAGCTCCTTAAGCGCCGGCAAGATGAAAAGATCGACAACGTGTCTGCTCTCATGGACTCGTATGTTGCCTATAAGGCCAACAAGGAGGCGTTTGAATGATAATTCAGGAGAAGCCTCCGTTGGACGAGGCTCTCTTAGCGCACTACGGCGTCAAAGGTATGCATTGGGGCATTCGGAAGAAGAGAGAAACTTCCGATAGGCAAACCTCAAGTACTGCCATGGTTCCAGCGGCAACCAAGTCCGAGAAAAAGACATATTTCGGATTGACTGGCAAACAGATTGCCATTGGAGCCACAATTCTCGTCGGCGTTGGTGTGGCTGCTGTAGTTCTGAAGAAGAGCGGGGCTCTTCAGATGACAGATCTTGCCAAAGGTCGCCATGAGTCCACACTGAGCACCGGGGCAGAAAAGATCGAACGAATTCTGACCAAGCACGCTGACAAACCTGAGATGACTTTCCCCATGGGTCAATCTTTCTCTCGGATCTCCAAGGTAGCCGAAACTGAACTTCGGAATGGTACGTATGCGACATATACACCGAAAGACGTAGCTGCATACAAGGCATTCTGGCCTGGTGGTCATCACATCGACATCAAGGCTCTGGGTGAAATTCGTGCTCCAGATCTGAAGACCAGATTCGACACCATGACGGAACTGATCGACAAGAAGCAGGATTTCACTGGCGGCAAAACCTATAGACAATACCTCGCCGGCAAACAACGCACACGAGCTGCTAGAGCTTGGGTTCGAAAGGCTTCCGCCGCGGAGTTGGCTAAGCATCAATACGCCGAGCTAGCTGGTGGAAGCTGGGGCAGAGGAATCGGACCGGTATATCTTGATGCCTTGCGCAAGAAGGGCTTCAGTGCCATGTTCGATGATACCGATTCGACGAATGGTTTGTCTGATGCCGCCATGGTTCTGATCAACAAGAACATGTTCGAGATCACTAGCAACAACAAACTTTCCAAGCTTCAACTCGATCAAGCGTATGCCGATTACAAGCGGCTACTATCATCTTAGGAAGGAGGCATTTAGATGACAGCGTATACCGGTCACGAGAAACCCTCACTGGATGACCTGATGCAATATGGTGTCCTGGGCATGAAGTGGGGGAAGACTCGAGTTCGAGCCACCGGGTCTCAGATTCGCTCAGCTCGTCGAGCTGTGGTGACCGCGAACAACAAGGTCCAAGATCAACGCGACAAAGTTCGCGCAACCAAGCGAGGAACGCCAGAGCGTGACAAGGCGAACCAGAAGCTGAACCAGATGAACGTCGCCTTCCTCAAGAACCCGAACCGGGCTGTCGCGGCTCGTCTGACCCGAGGCGAGAAGGCCATCGCCATCATTCTTCTCACGCCCGCGGGAGCGGCCGCAGCGATCGGCGCTACCTCTGCGATTTCTCGTCGGATCGAGAAGCGTCAGGACGACAAGTCGTACGACAAGAAGCTTCGGTAGTAGTTCCAATCCACACACAGGAAGGAGGTGACTCATGGGCAGAATCAGAGACCGGCTGATGCACGCGTGGAATGCCTTCGCTAGGCCAGATCTCCAGACGAACAATCAGTACGACTACGGTAGTACTTCGTTCGGAGACCGGCCGTATCGTGAACGGTCGTCATTCAACAACGAGCGCTCGATCATCTCCTCCATCTACAACCGTCTTGCGATGGATGTTGCGGCTGTGGATATTCGGCATGTCCGGTTGGATGAAAACGGTCGGTATTCAGACGACATCAGCAGCGGTCTTAACGACTGTCTGACTGTTGAAGCGAACATCGACCAAGCCGCCACAGCACTTCGGCAAGACATCGCGCTGACGATGTTCGATCATGGTGTTGCAGTGATCACACCTGTCGACACTACGATCAATCCAAATCTTTCAGGTGGATTCGACGTCACCACAATGCGAGTTGGTGAAGTCGTTGCTTGGCACACTCGTCATGTTCGAGTGCGGCTATGGAATGACGATCCTCTGAAGGGTGGCTCGCGACAGGAGATCACGCTTGCGAAGAAGGCTGTCGCGATCGCGGAGAATCCGCTCTACTCGGTAATGAACGAGCCGAGTTCGACTCTCAAGCGATTGATTCGGAAGCTGAGTCTTCTGGACACAGTGGATGAAGCGACTGCCTCCGGCAAGCTCGACATGATCATCCAGCTGCCTTACACCGTCAAGTCAGAATCGAGACGAGAGGCAGCCAATCAACGCCGGAAGGACATCGAGTTCCAGCTGAAGGGCAGCCAGTACGGCATCGCCTACATCGACAGCGTCGAGAAGATCACTCAGCTGAACCGGCCGGCCGAGAACAACCTTCTCGCTCAAATCCAGTTCTTGACCGAAGAGCTCTACGGTCATTTGGGTTTGACGAAGGAGATCATGAATGGCACAGCAGATGAAGCGACCATGTTGAACTACATGAACCGCACCATCTGGCCAATCGTGACCGCCATCGTCGAAGCCATGAGGCGCTCCTTCTTGACAAAGACTGCGCGTACTCAAGGGCAGTCGATCATGGCCTTCCGAGACCCCTTCAAGTTTGTACCGATGGAGAAGATGGCGGACATCGCGGACAAGTTCTCTCGAAACGAGATCCTGAGTCCGAATGAGATCCGTCAGGCCATCGGGATCAAGCCTTCGAAGGATCCGAAGGCCGACAAACTCCAGAACAGCAACATGCCGGCTCCGTCGGGGCCAGCCAATCCAACACAGGAAGGAGACGGTCAAAATGACAGTAGCAGCTCCCCCAATGATGCATGACTTCAGCGGCTACGCCACGAAGGCCAATCTCAAGTGCACCGACGGACGAACCATCATGCCCGAAGCGTTCCAGCACATGGACGGCGAGCAGGTTCCGCTGGTGTGGCAGCATGGCCACAAGGACGTGACGAACGTTCTCGGCCACGCAGTACTCGAGGCCCGTCCGGACGGCGTCTACTGCAAGGGCTACTTCAACGACACGCCCTACGGTCAGGCTGCCAAGGCTCTCGTCCAGCACAAGGACATCAAGGCGCTGTCGATCTTCGCCAACCAGCTGGTTGAGCGGTCGAAGCAGGTCTACCACGGCTTCATCAAGGAAGTCAGCCTGTGCCTGGCCGGAGCGAACCCGGGCGCGTTCATCGACAACGTCACCATCGCGCACGCCGACGGGACGCTCGATGAACTCGACGACGCGGCGATCATCAGCGCCGGAGTGGAGCCCGACTTCATCCTTCACGCTGATGGCGACACGATGGACGAGGATCTGGCTCACGCCACTCTTCAGGAGGTCTACGACTCTCTCGATGAAGAGCAGAAGCAGATGGTGAACTACCTGGTTGGCCAGGCTCTGGAAGGCGTTGGTCAGTCCGACGACGCGGCGCACTCCGACGACGCTGGGGACGAAGACCCCGACAACAACCCCGGCGACTCCGCCGACAACACCGACGAGGGCGACCTCGAGCACAAGGAAGGATCAACCATGACTCAGACTCGAAACGTCTTCGAGAGCCAGAGCGGCGAGAAGGTGCCGGGGCTGACGCTGTCGCACGACGACATGCGCTCCATCGCCAAGGATGCCGTACGGATGGGCTCGCTGAAGGAGGCCCTGAAGCACTACGCATCGGACCACGGCGTCGAGCTGCAGCACGGCATCAACGACATCGAGCTGCTGTTCCCGGAGGCGAAGAACCTCTCCAACGTTCCCGAGTGGAACAAGCGTCGCACCGAGTGGGTCGCCGGCGTCCTGAGCGGCACCAGCAAGACCCCCTTCTCGCGCGTGCGCTCGATCGTGGCCGACATCACCATGGAGTCGGCGCGGGCCCTGGGTTACATCAAGGGCAACCTGAAGAAGGAGGAGTGGTTCTCCCTCACCCGTCGGTCGACCACGCCGACCACCGTCTACAAGAAGCAGAAGCTCGATCGCGACGACATCATCGACATCGTCGACCTCGACGTCGTGGGCTGGCTGAAGGGCGAGATGCGGCTCATGCTCGAGGAGGAAATCGCGCGCGCGATCCTCATCGGCGACGGCCGGCCGGTCGAGGACCCGGACAACCCGGGCGAGCCGAACCCGGACAAGATCCTGGACCCGGCGGCGACGACCGACGGCAAGGGCATCCGTTCGATCCTGCACGAGCACGAGCTGTACGCGACCACGATCTACGAGCCGGTCGACGAGACCGCGACCAACGCCTACCAGGGCCTGGTCGAGGGCGTCATGCTCGGCATGGAGAACTACAAGGGCAGTGGTTCGCCGACGTTCTACACCACGCTGCGCACCCTGACCAAGATGCTGCTGACCAAGGACTCCCTGGGCCGGCGGTTGTGGCGCACCAAGGCCGATCTGGCCGCGGAGATGAACGTCGCCGACATCGTGGCGGTCGAGGTCTTCGACCAGGAGCCCGATCTGGTGGGCATCATCGTCAACCTGACCGACTACAACGTCGGCGCGGACAAGGGCGGTGAGATCAACTTCTTCGAGGACTTCGACATCGACTACAACCAGAACAAGTACCTGGGAGAGACCCGGATCTCCGGCGCCCTGACCAAGATCAAGTCCGCGATCATCGTCATGAAGGTCGCCGGCGACGCCGACCTGGTCGTCCCGAACGAGCCGACCTTCAACAACTCGACGGGTGTCGTGACGATCGTCGCCACCACCGGTGTCGTCTACAAGAACGCCGACACGGGTGCGACCCTGTCGACCGGTGCGCAGTCGGCACTGGCCGTAGGCGCCACGCTCAACGTCGTCGCCACGCCGGCCGCGGGGTACTACTTCGAGACCTCGATGAACGACGAGTGGTCCTTCACCCGCACTGCCTGATCCACGAGTGGTAGGAGTCATATCTGATGGCAAAGTTCTACGGCAAAGTCGGATATGGCGAGTCGGTTGAGAAAGCTTCCGGAGTGTGGGTTGATGAGATCACCGAGAGGTCATATTTCGGTGATGTTGTCAAAAACATCCGGAAGCTCACCGAGGGCGAGAGTGTCAACAACGATATCTCGGTGAACAACTCCATCGAAATCGTCGCGGATGCGTATGCCTACGAACATTTCTTTGCCATGAGGTATATCGAGTGGCAGGGGGCGCGCTGGACTGTTTCCGATGTGGAAGTCCGGCGCCCCCGTCTGCTCTTGAGGTTGGGAGGTGTCTACAATGGACCGATTGCAGATCCAGTCACTCCTTGAGAGTGTTCTCGGAACGGACAAGGTTTATTTTCAGCCGCCTCCCAACTTGGCAATCGCGTATCCGTGCATAATCTACAATCGAGATTTCGCGAATACGCAGTTCGCTGACAACAATCCGTACCGACGTGCGAAGCGTTACCAAGTTACCATCATCGACCAGGATCCGGACAGCGTGATTCCAGACAAGGTCGCTCAACTGCCGATGTGTCTGTTCGAACGACATTTCACAGCAGGCAATCTTCATCACGACGTCTACAACATCTATTTCTGAAGGAGCATCCATGGAACTCACCTGGGATCAGGTTGGTGAGCGCAAGTACGAGAACGGTGTGGACCACGGCGTTCTCTACATTCCCAACAACGTCGGCGTCTACGAGAACGGCTACGCGTGGAACGGCCTCGTGTCGGTCACCGAGTCGCCCTCCGGCGCCGAGTCCACCCCGCAGTACGCGGACAACATCAAGTACGTCAACCTCAAGTCGGCCGAGGAGTTCGGCGGCACGATCGAGGCCTTCACCTACCCGGACGAGTTCGGGCAGTGCGACGGCACCGCGGAGCCCGAGACCGGCGTCAAGCTGGGCCAGCAGGGTCGGAAGACCTTCGGCATGAGCTACCGGACCAAGATCGGCACCGACCTCGACTCGGACGCGGGCTACAACCTGCACCTGGTCTACGGTGCGGACGCGGCGCCCTCCGAGAAGGCGTACACCACGGTCAACGACTCGCCGGAGGCCATCACCTTCAGCTGGGAGTTCACCACCACGCCGGCTCCGGTCGGGACCATCGGCGGTA